CAGATATCAGAGTTTCTACCTACTACACACAAACAAACTAAGGATAAATAATGGCAACCACAGTAATCACAGGTCGCGATATTTCTCTATCTTTCACAGGTGGAACAGATATCGAGGCTCAGGCACTTTCAGCAGTCCTAACTAAGACTAACCTTCGTGAGACTTACCAGACTCTCGATGGCGAAGCTTACAAGACCACTAACACAGAGGCTTCTTTCGCTCTTTCAATGCTCGCAGACTGGGGCAAGACTTCATCAGTATGCGAAGCTCTATGGGCTGCTGCCGAGGCACCAGATACAACAATTTCAGTAACTCTCACAGCTGCTACAGGCGCGCAGTTCGTATTCCCAATTCTCCCTGAATTTCCAACAGCAGGTGGAGCTGGAACAGATGCTCAGACTGTAGACTTTACATTCAAGGTAGCAAACGGAAGCGTCTCAGAGACCTTCTCCTAAAAAATAGCGACGGGAGCATTTTATGCAACAGCAAATAACAATTAAATACATAGACGGAACCGAAACCAGTTATATGGTTCGCCCGCCAGATTACGCCCGCTGGGAAATGGCAACTAAAAAGGTCATCTCCCAGTTCGGCGGAATGTGGGACATTCTTTATGTCGCGCACAGCGCCATGAAGCGTGAGGCAGGCGGTAAGCCGACTAAGACATTAGATCAATGGATGGAATCTGTTGACGATGTTGAAGTAGGTGAAGGAGACCCAAAAGTCATCCAAGAGGAAGCGTAAGCCGACTCTTAGTTGAACTGGCAATAGCCACACAGATTCCTATGGATCATTGGCAAAGTGCCGAGGATATTCTTACAGCTATAGAAGTATTGGAGCAGCGCAATGGCAAGTGAACTAGTAGCACTTGACCAGACAGAGTTGCGACAGGTATTCAAAGCTCTAAAGAATATGGGTGAGGAAGCCAACGAGGAAGCCAAGCGCCAATCCGGCGCTCTGGCTGAATTCGCTCGAGATGAAGTTATCCAGAAGGCTAACTCTCTTGCAAGCAATAAGGTTGCTGGTCGAATTGCTCAGGGTTCAAGGGTCAAGAAGTCAAGCCGTATTGGCGAGATTACTTATGGATTCGCTTCTCAGAAGTTCTCAGGTGGCGCAACCACCAAGACAATCTGGGGCGGTTCAGAATTCGGTTCTAACAAGTATAAGCAGTTCCCCGTATGGTCAGGCCGTGAAGGTCGAGGCTCTAAGGGCTGGTTTATCTATCCAACGCTTCGCAAGATTCAACCGCAGATCGTGGCTAGATGGACTGAATCATTCGACAAGATTCTTAAGGAGTGGACATAATGGCTACAGGTACAAGAGCATTAACGCTCAAGCTGCTTGCCGATGTCGATAACTTTACCAAGAACCTCAATAAAGCAGATAACGATGTTGTCTCATTTGGGGACAAGGTTTCAGACTTTGGAAAAAAGGCTGGTCTAGCCTTCGCAGCTGCCGGAGCAGCAGCCGTAGCCTATGCAGGCAAGTTAGCCATCGATGGCGTTAAGTCAGCCATTGCCGATGCAGCCGCCCAAGAGAAGTTAGCTCTTACTCTTAAGAATGTAACTAATGCTACAGATGATCAGATAGCCGCTACAGAGGATTACATAACCAAGACTTCTCTAGCCTTCGGTGTAACCGATGATGATCTCAGACCATCCCTAGAACGCCTTGCAAGGGCTACTGGAGATGTAGAGAAGGCTCAGAAGCTTCAGACTGTTGCTATTGATGTCGCAGCCGGTTCAGGCAAGTCACTCGAGGCCGTCACTAATGCAATGGCTAAGGCCGCTGAAGGCAATACTGCCGCTCTTTCTAAACTAGGCATCGGACTTACATCTGCTCAGCTTAAGACCATGAGCATGGATCAGATAACAGCCAAGCTTGCAGACACTTTCGAGAACCAGGCATCTACCAAGGCAGACACATTCCAAGGCAAGTTAAATCGCCTCACTATCGCCTTTGATGAAGGCAAGGAAACAGTCGGAGCCTTTATCCTGGATGCCATTACTCCAATGGTGGAAATCATTGTCAAGAATGTTATTCCAGCAATTCAGGATTTTACTTCTAACCTTGGCGAGAAACTTCAACCAGTTATGAAGGTTATTCAGCCAATCATTAACGGCTTACGATCTGCATTTAACTCAGTTAGTTCAGCCTTAAGAGATAACAATCAGGAACTTCAGCCATTCTATAATTTTATGAAGGCTATCTATAACTTTGCTAAAGATTATCTAGCGCCTGTAATCGGTGAGACTCTTGGCCTAGCCTTCAAAGCTCTAGGTAAGATTATCGCTGGAATCATTGAAACCTTTGCAGACTTCATTAACCAAATTAGCAAGATTAAGGGTCTCATCGACGGCATCGCATCCGCCGGTTCAGCCGTAGGCAGATTTATCACCGGCAGTTCATTCGAGACCGGAGCAGTATCTCCAAATGCTCCAATGGCTCCAAGCGCACCTTTGCAGACTCCTTCGCTTCCACGCTATATCGCAGCAAGCGCCGGAACTACCAATATAACCGTTAATGGCGCAATCGATAGCGAATCAACTGCCCGCCAAATCGTAACCATTCTTAATGACTCCTCAGCTCGAGGAACCCTAGGCGGGGGCTTAATCTACGCATGACCGCCTGGACTCCCACCTATAAGATTCTGGTAGACAGCACAGAGGTAACCGATGTTACCGTTGCCAACCTAACAGTAACTTCTGGGCGTACTGACATTAACCAGCAGCCAGTTGCAGGCTATTGCCAGTTGCAGTTAATCAACTTTGATAACAGCTCTTATGACTTTACCGTAGGCACTAGCATTACAGTTGAAGTGACCAATTCAGTAGGTACTTATGTGCCTATCTTTGGCGGACTTATTTCGGATTTTACTGTTGCTGTTAATAGAGCCGGAGATCTTGGCTATACCACCACAGCAACTATTACGGCTCTTGGAGCATTGTCTAAGTTGCCTAAGTTAATTGATAATGGAATCTTGTCCCAGGATTTTGATGGAGACCAGATTTACACACTTCTCTCAGGCTATCTATTAGGCCAATGGAATGAAGTTCCAGCAGCTCAGACTTGGGCTACCTATAACCCTACTGAGACCTGGGCTAATGCCTTTAATATCGGTCTAGGCGAAATTGACCAGCCAGGCGATTATGAACTTATTGCACGATCATCGAGCAAGACAGATCTTTACTCACTTTGCACAGATATCGCTAACTCAGCCTTCGGCGTTCTCTATGAGGATGCTAACGGCAATATCGGGTATGCAGACCAGACTCATCGCCAGGATTACTTAGCGGCTAACGGCTACACCACTCTCGATGCCAACCATGCCAACGGCCTAGGGCTAGCTGCGACCACTCGCGCCGGAGACCTTAGAAACTACTTCAACATAATTTACGATAACAATGGGAACCAGTCTTATGTGGCTCAGGACTTAACCAGCCAATCCATTTATGGCACTTATGGAGAATCCTATACATCTCGCATTAAACATACATCGGATGCGGAAGCCTTGGCAGATCGCTACATTGAACTAAGAGCTAATCCTTCAGCTAAATTCCAAAGCATTACTTTCACCCTTGGAAACCCTGAAATTGATGATGCTGATAGAGATGCCCTTATCAACATATTCTTAGGCCAACCAGTCTGGATTCAGAACCTACCGCCTAACATCTCTTTAGGCTCTTTCCAGGGCTACATCGAGGGCTGGACTTTCAGAGCAAGCCTTAACAACCTAAGCGTGACTTTCAACGCTTCTCCAATAAACTTCTCCCAAGTTGCGGTAAAATGGGAGCAGGTAAATGCAGCGGAGACATGGAACACACTTAATACAAGCCTAACCTGGCTAGATGCGATAGGAGTAGTAGCGTAATGGCAACAACAACCACGAACTTTGGGTGGGATATCCCTCAGTCGACAGACCTAGTAAAGGATGGCGCAACCGCTATCGCTGCACTTGGCCAAGATATCGACACAGCTATGGTCGACCTTAAGGGCGGCACTACAGGCCAGGTACTAGCTAAAGCATCTGGAACAGACCTTGACTTCTCATGGGTAGCTGTTGATCCACTGGTAATTCTTGATGCTAAAGGCGATTTAATTACAGCCACAGCAGCAGACACTCCAGCCCGTCTAGGAGTCGGAACTAATAACCAAGTCCTCACAGCTGACTCAACAACTGCAACTGGCCTAAAATGGGCTACTCCAGCAGGCGGCGGCAAAGTCCTTCAAGTAGTTCAAGCTAGTTCAACTACAGCAACAACTATTGCTACTACTACATATACAGACACAAACCTAAGTGCAACTATTACTCCAACTTCAGCAACGAGCAAGATTCTTGTTCTAGTAAATCAGCAACGCAGATTTAGCAAGAATGGCAACGATCAAGGTATTGGTATCAGAATACTTCGAGGAGCCACATCTGTATTTTCTGCGGCTGGGTCAGACTTTAACTACGCTGGAACTTCTGGGACTTCAATCTTTGAACATAGCGTGACCGCCCTTTCATACTTGGATTCACCTGCTACTACTTCGGCAACTACATATAAGACGCAGGGTAATATCAATGACACCGGCTCATCCGGTTCATCTATTTGGCAGCAAGGGTCTAACCCAAGCACAATTACCCTTCTCGAAATTGGAGCATAATCATGGATTACCTTGTAAGAGCAATTAAGAACCTTCGCCCTACAGCAGAATTCTCTTTCGAGAATGACGATTATTCAACAATTAACTGGGTAGTCCTCGAGGGAGATGCTCCATCTGCTAAAGAAATTGCAGACGAGATTAAGAAGATTAAGGCTTCAGATGCAACTGCTGAAAATGATAGAGCTGCGGCTAAGGCTGCGCTATTGGATCGTCTAGGCATTACAGCTGAGGAAGCTGCACTCTTACTGGCATGACCCCAAAGTTATGCAAAGCCGGACAGCAATTAAGGCTTCAAGTTGACGATTCTTACTTATCAAGGGATAAGTCCAGCGATGGGTGGCTTGGCGATTACCGTCATTCAACGCGTACTTCTGACCACAATCCTGATAAACAAGGTATCGTCAGAGCCATTGATATTGACCGGGATTTATCTGGTAAAGCAAAGCCAGACCTCATGCCTGACCTTGCAGATCAGATTCGACTCTGCGCAAAGTCTGACAAGAGAATTAGTTACATCATATTCAACGGCAAAATTGCTTCACCTCGCATGGGCTGGCGCTGGCGGAAGTATTCTGGAATCAATCCGCACCACGCGCATTGCCATATTTCTTTCACTAACAAGGGCGATACAGATGGTTCGTTCTTTAATATCCCAATGATAGGTGGCACCGCATGAACATGAAAAATCCAGCAATCCTTACAGCAGGAGCGTTCTTAGCTGCATGGGGAGCATCTAACTTTGCACTCGACTATCGCTCAGTTCTCTGGGCTGTTCTAGCAGGCGTGTTCGGATACGCAACTCCTAAACGATGAGCGCAGTTGACCTCGCAGCTTGGGCTGTAGGAGTAATCACAGTCCTTGGTGGCGTGGCAACTTACACACAGTTCATGATTAAGCATTACCTGACAGAACTAAAGCCCAATGGCGGTTCAAGTATTAAAGATCAGGTCAATCGTTTAGAGACGCGTGTCGATACCATAATCGAGATGTTAGGTAAGTAACACTTATCCCATGGCAAGAACTAAGAAGGTTATTGACCTAGATGCGTACTCAGCTCTAGACCAATACTGCATTGCTCTGCATGTTTATTACACCAGTCTGCGTAAGGCTGGCTTCTCTACAGACATGGCGTTCTGGCTTTTGCTAGATCGTGAGTCTTACCCTGACTGGATTTTGCCTGTTAAACCCATCGAGAAAATCTCGGGTAATGACTATGAGGATGATGACGAGGACTAATGACAGTCAAAAGAATTGCTTGGATTTCAGATATTCAAGCCCCGTTCTTTCATGAAGCAGCAGTCAAGAATTTAGGTAAGTTTCTTAAGGTCTACAAGCCTCACCAGACTATCTGTATTGGGGATGAAATTGACCTTCCGCAGCTTGGGGGCTTCGCGCAACCATGGCAAGAGGTAGAAGGCAACATCGATGAGGATCGTAAACTTACTTTAGAGATTCTCGAGTATCTAGGTGTCACAGATGTAGTCGGTTCTAACCATGGCGCTCGAGTCTATAAATCTCTATCTCGCAGACTCCCAGCATTTATGAACCTTCCAGAGCTGCGTTACGATAAATTTATGGGCTATGACAAGGCCGGGATTAAGTACCATCCCAATGGCTTCGACTTTGCTCCAGGCTGGCACACTTGCCATGGAGATGCCTTCCCGCTATCTAATAAACCCGGTCAAACGGCCTTAAATGGCGCAATGCGGATGGGTAAATCTATTGTGTCGGGTCACACGCACAGACTAGGGCTATCTGCCCATTCTGAAGCCTCTGGTGGGCGCTACGGGCGCATTGTATGGGGAGTCGAAGTAGGAAACCTTGTAGACCTATCAAGCCCTGGAATGGGCTATACCAAGGGTTATGCCAACTGGCAGATGGGTTTCGTAGTAGGCACCTTGCATGGCAAGCGATTTACGCCTGAACTTATCCCCATCGACCCTAGAGATGGTTCATTCATTTATCAGGGTAAGCGTTATGGATGATTTATATGTCGACATTAAACGCACTATTGACGATCAGGTAGATGAGACAGAATTGTTACCGTTTCGTTATCTAAATCTAATCGACCAAGAGCTGCCACTAGGGTAACTTTCTCTTAGTGCCGAAATACGGCGCGAAGGGAGCAAGATGATTACTAATCACGATCACATAGTTCTAATCTCAATGCTTATCGGCTCATTGCCAGGATTCCTAATTGGATATGCCAAAGGCCATGAACACGGCAAGATTCAGGGCAAGATTAACGCCCGCAAACTAATTAAGGCACAAACCCAGCACCAGGTGAATCGATGATTGCCGGTGACTACCTCAACGAAGCGAGAGCTATTATCCAGGACAGAGGACTTGATTACGGTCACCCGTCAGACAATATGTCAAGGACAGCAGCACTCTGGAGCGCATACCTCGAAATGCCAGTTACGGATTATCAGGTGGCAATGTGTCTGGCATTGGTCAAAATCGCAAGGTCAATGGAATCTCCAAAGCCAGACAATTACATCGATGGCGCAGCGTACTTCGCTATAGCCGGTCAACTGCACACAGAGGAGAATGAACTATATGTTTAATTTAGAGGATTACGAAACAGTCGAGGAACGATTAGTTAAGTTT